GTATCGTTTAACCAAGACATTGGGTCATGGAGCACAGGGAATCTGGCAGTTATGAGTAACACTTTTAATTCCGCTTCCGCCTTTAATCAAGATATAAGTTCTTGGGATTTCACATCTGCAACAGATATGGCGGGAATGTTTTTTTTCCATTCTTTTGCATCTGAAAACTTTTCCTGCTCCGCATTAGATGGAAATGCGGTTTCCAGCCCAACAGGACTATAGCCCGAAGCTTTATATACAATGTTTATCCAATACACTCCTACTGTTTTATTTATTCCATGCATTATACTGGTCCTCCATCTGTTATTGTCCATGAATCACTAAGTAAGATTGATGCTCTTGCCTTAGCAGCCGCTGAACTTTCTATTGTGTAATCTTCTCCACTTACAAATATATCTACACTCACCGATAGCACTGAATTGCTATCTATAGCATCCACTACTGCATAGGTTGTGTCTGTTCCATTCCTTGCTATATCATCAGTTGTTACATTTGCAATAAAATCTGGTGTTCCGCTAGTATCAACCAATTTGTTTGCTGTTGTTCCATTTGTCGTTCCAGAATCAACATCACTTGACACATAACCAGCAGCACCTCCTAGTGCTCCTCCGGATATTAAAACTTGACCATCTAGAGAGACTAGAAGTAATCCATAATTAGCACTGTTAAAACCTGAAGCAAAAAACATTCCCGCCATATCTGTTGCAGATGTGAAATCCCAAGAACTTATATCTTGATTAAAGGCGGAAGCGGAATTAAAAGTGTTACTCATAACTGCCAGATTCCCTGTGCTCCATGACCCAATGTCTTGGTTAAACGATACGGTAAGAGAACTTGTGTCCCAAGATGTAATATCGCCATTAAACGCCGACGCTCCAATAAACATCCCCTGCATATTAGTAAATGTCGATACGTCCCAAGTGTTTAAATTTTGGTTAAAGGATGTGCAAAGAAAAAACATGTCTTTTGCGGTTAATCCGCTCGATGTATCCCAAGAATCCATGCTCTGATTATACGCTGTGCAATTCTTGAACGCTTCTGCAAACTGTGTTATATTGATTGTTCCAGCCCCCCACCCATTAAGGCTTGAGTTAAATGCAGTGCAATCCCTAAACATTCCGAATATTGAAATACATGATATTGGGTCCCAACCATCCAAGCTCTGATTAAACAAGGACTGATTACTAAACATCACCGCAAAAGTTGTACATGACTCTACACTCCATGCTGAAATATCTTGATTGAAAATGCCCCCAAAAGCAAACATAGCCTCCATGGTGGTAACACTGCTCGTATCCCACAGATTTAATGGAGAATCAAATACAGCGCAATTACTAAACGTGCCCTGCATATTCGTTATAGTTGACACATCCCAATTATTAAACGACCCAGTAAGTACACTACAACCGTCAAAGGCGTTAAGCATACTGGTTGCGCCACTTAAATCAGGAGCGTCAGTCCAAGTGCCAACAAGATTAGAGCATCCCTGGAATGCACCTTCGAGACTTTCAAAAGCAATAGACCCCAATTGAGTTATATCAATAAGTTTTCTCCTATCTCCAGTATTATTAAAAAAGATATGGGAACATACGCCCGTTATAGAGGGGTTATAAACCCCCCCAACCGAATAACTGTGATCTAATGCCGGGTCGTCCCATGCAGTTATGTGACTAACCGTCCCATCATCGTGATCTAATAAAAAATCATAAGTTCCTAAAGAGTTTAAAGGCAATATAAAATGATCATTAGCAGATCCCGCTTGAGTGGTATCTACAACCATAATCATAGGCAATACAATAGGAGGAGCTACTACCGAGAAGCTAGGAAACCCCGAGGTTAAATCTATCGTGTTATTTTTATAATACTCTGTTAAACTTGTAGACTGTTCCTCGTACTGAATTACTAAGCCCGGAAAGCCTGAGTGTATGTTATCCAGCTCTGGGTTATCTGCTACGAGCCTAAATACCTGTGTTATGTCGCCGTATAGCTGTATAGCTAAATCGAATAGTGACTGACCACTTAACATAGTGTACTCTTTTACCATCTTACAAATATAAATTATAACCTGTTGATAATAAATAATGTTACATATTTATTATGGTAGCTTTATCCTGTCCGCGTCTATTTTATAAGTTGCGTCGGCCAGCAAAGCCACGGCGTTAAGTTTATAGCCGTCGTTAGTTAGCTGTACTCCCATATTACGTTTAATTATCTGCTGGCGCCCCGGAGAGGCTAACTCGTCGTCGATACCCATACCAACTAAAGGAAACTGTTTAAAGCCTCCTAAATGCTCCCTAAGTATCAATTCGATATGGGTAGTATCACTTTCTACGATTTTAAAGTCTCCGTCTAGTATAACTAACTCTAACTCGTCGTCTAATGCTATGTCTTTAACTGCCATTATGTCCCGTCTCCATGTTTAACTGTTGTGTTTTCGTAGTCGCTTTTTGTAAACGTACTTATCGCCCCCGGAGTATAAGCTCCGCCTGCTGCTGCAATTCCTGTAGCTATTTTAACTAGCTCCGCCTGCAGCTCTGTAACTAATAAATTAAGCTTTGTAGTCTGGGCGGTAATTTTTACCAATCCGTCGAAGTTTTTACCGTTTAGCTCTATGTCGGAAACCTCCGAAAACATAGCGATATAGCCTGCAGAGGGGGAGGTTTTGGCTACAATAACAAAGCTACCGACTTTAGGGATAACATAAAAACCCTTGTCGGCGTTCGCCATTAATTTAACCTCTAAAATGTCCGCTCCCCCGTCGACAGGCGTACAGTCGCAGAGCCTATCCGTATCATTTACAGACTTTACAGTACATACTACGCCGAAAGCTCCCTCTACCCCCGCTATCTCGCGTATTGCGTCTATTATTGTCCTACTCGCGCTTGCTTTCATCGTTATACTTTTATACCTAATTCGATCTCCTGTCTATACCCACCCATGCCAAATTTTCTAATAATACTAGTTACCAGATAATCTCCGTCTTTTTCTGGGTACTTACCGCTAACCAGAGCGGCTATGTCTCCGTGTCTAATGTATGGCTCCCCAAATGTAACGAAAGAGCCTCTAAACCCCGTATATTTTAATTCTTTTACCAGCTCGTCCGCTAAGTCTTGACACTCTGCAGCCGTTAGGTTTATGTAATGAAATGTCTTTTGCTGGCCGTCGTCGTCGCCCGAGCTGGCATCTACTTTTTTATTAGTTTTCGTGTTTATAGATATGCAGGTGACCCTGTATAAGATGTCGTCCGAGTTTTGAAACTCGAGGTTATCCTCTATAACTCGCTCCTCGAAAGTGTAAAGTACCGTATTCGTGTCGCTGGCGTCGCTGCCCAGACCAACTTTTAAAACTGGGCTGTCGTTTTCGTCCAGTACAAAATAGCTGTAGATACCGTAGGCTCTGTTTAACTCGCTTAATACTTTTGCAGGAGTTACTCGGCTATACGTAAATTTACCTACGTTTTGCACCTTAGCTATGTTCTCAAAAGTTATGCCCTCTGGCACAATGTCAGCTAATAAAGTACCGAGGCTAACCTCCGTAAATGAATTGGTAACGGTCTCCTGTTTTAATAAAAACATTGAATCCTCACACTCAATTACCAGAGGGGTTTTAGGTGTTGTTTTCGAGACGAACCCTACAAAAACAGTACGTAAACTAGGAAAATATCCCAGCTCAATTTTAACCGAGTCTCCCCTCTTAATTAAAGTTGTTGTACCTGTCGTTATTGGCACCCCGTCGAAAGTAACTTTTCTAGGCACTACTATTCTAGCCGTATCGGTTAACAGCTCGTAGGACGTCTTGATAGTAACCTCGTTAACGAAGTCGAAAACGATTTCGCGCCCTGTGTCCTGACTTACAAAAGTTATTTTACTAAACAGTCGTTCCATCTATTGTAGATTGAATCTCGAAAGGCGTATCGCTAAAACACGTTAGCTCAAACATGGTTTGGTTGCGCTTTCCTTCGACTTGGTTAATAATGTATTTATCTATAACTAAACTATTGATGCCAAAGTCCTGCAGATAGCCGCTCGAGCAATTAATACTTACGTTAGCGTCGCAAAAATCAATAAGATGTTTTTTGTTTACTGTGTCCTCGACGTCGGTATAGTCCCCTATGAACATGCCCTTAGCCTCGATTTTAAAGTCTCCATTCGATACGTACTCCTTAACGGTACCATTGCGGCCAGAGATAGGAGTTTTAACGATATTTTTAACCATTGTCACAGTAAGCAGTACTATCTCCATTCTGAGGGGCTGCAGCGTTATAGTTTCACCTTCAAAAGTTGTATAAGTTAAGGCGTCCTCTTTGGAGCCGGAACCGCTAAAAGTCAAGCTGTCGAAAACAGGCAGGCCGAACTTACCGCCGTTTTCTGCAAATTCTGCCCTTTGGCTGTCCGCGTTCGCTATCTCAGTACTATTTACTGCGAACTCTTTAGCTTTTGACTTTTCGACCGTTGGTATCGCGAGCTTATAAAATTTAGGCTTTATTAAAGCCAAAGCCCCTGCACCTATTATTAACTTTGCCTTGCTTTTTAACAGCTCTTTTCGGGGAGTTATAAGCTCCCGTTTTGTAGGCTGTCCTGCTGCTGGTATTTGAAAATCTTTTCCCATTATTTCGCTATAGAGTTTACGTCGTTAACTGCCTCGAGTAACGTCTTAGCTACTTCGTCTTGGATCTCGTCTGCTGCCTCAGGTAACGTTTCCGAGTGAATCTCGATAGTTTCAACTAACTTGTTTATAGTTATATTTATATTTTGCGGTCTCCTCCCAGATATACCGACCCCAGTACCTAAGCCCTCGTCTGCAGCGTCGCCCTCTGCGAATTTCTTTCTTATTTCGCCAGCGCCTTTTAGATTAGATAAAAGCCCCTCGAAACGGCTTATCCCTGCCAATAATACAGCCCGTCTTAGCTCAAAATCTCGAGCGGTAAGCCCTTCTATCTCCTTAAAATTATGCTCTAAAAACTTCCGCTCGAAAACGTTAGACGCGCCCTTTAACTCTGTCCTAAAATCCAGCCTGGCTTTCTCGGCGGTGTTAAATTCTCTTTGTAAGCTTTTTAACTGTGTCTCGAGCTGCACTTTCTCCCCAAAAGCTGCTACTATATTACCCGACTTTGCAGAGGCTCCAAATTTACGATCTATAGTCGCCTGTCTTTTTAACAGTCCGGCTTTTCGCTTTTCCTGCTCGTCCTCGGTCAGCTCGTCGGCTAATCCGGCAGCGGGTATTAAAACATTAAGTATCTGTTCACCTAAGGATTTCTCCTCTAATTGAGGGACTTTAAAATCTCGGAAAGTTTGCTCTAAATCGTTTATGGCCCGCATACTCTCCTCGGTAGAACCGACTAACTTCTCGGCCCACGTAACCGCGTCGAAAATCATACCTCTTTGACTCCTCGCAGACTGCAGTTGTAGCTGTGTCCAGCTATCTCCTAAGTTACTTAGCCTGCCCCCGACGGTTTTACTCTGTTCGTTCATTAAGTTGAAAAACAGACCGCCTTTAGCTGTCATAGTCTCGAAAGCCTTAGCAACATCGTTAAAACCGATCTGCTTACCAGATATCATATCGGCGATTTTACTCTCTGCTACGCCCATATTTCGCGCTAGTATCGGCGCGAGCTGTACGCCTGCAGTCATAAAATCGTTCATATCCCGACCAATTAAAAACCCTCTCGCTCTAACCTGCCCGAAGTTTTTAATTAATTGGTTTAATGGCACGTTTACACCGGCCGCGACGTCTCCCAACATTCGCAGCTCTTTTATAATTTCGCCAGGGCGACCTCCTGTAGCGAGTAGCTGCGTCGAGCCTCTTTGTACCTCCTGCAGGCTAAAAGGTGTTACCCTTGCTAACTGGACTAACTGCCCCTGTAGCGCCTTTGCAGCCGCCGCGTCCCCTTTCATTAAGGTACGGAGGGTAACACTAAAAAACTCGTAATTCTTTAATGCCTCTAAC